ATGCCCGAAAGAACGGCCGAAGCGCAGCGGGACCTGGCGGCGGCCCTCGCCATGCTCAAGCCCGAGGCGGGTTGGAGCATCCCGCGCATGTGGCGGCTGCACGCCCGGCGCGAACAGCTGCCGCCGCCGGAGCCCTGGGCCTCCTGGGTGCTGCTGGGCGGTCGCGGTGCGGGCAAGACCCGGGCGGGTGCGGAATGGGTGCGTCAACGGGTGGAGAAAGAAGGCGCGCGGCGGATTGCGCTGGTCGGGCCGACGCTGCGGGACGTGCGGGAGGTAATGCTGGACGGCCCCTCCGGCCTGCTGGCGGTGAGCGACGCGACATTTCAGCCTTCGCGCGGGCGGCTGACATGGCCGAACGGGGCGGTGGCGCTGACCTTCACGGCGGAGAAGCCGCAGCGGCTGCGCGGGCCCCAGTTCGACACCGCCTGGATCGATGAATTCGCCGCCTGGCGCAGCCCCGAGGCGCTCACCCTGCTGCGCCTGGGCCTGCGCCTGGGGCGTGGCCCGAAATTGCTGGTGACGACCACGCCGCGGGCCGCAGAGCACGTGAAGGCGCTGCTGCGGGAGCCGGGCGTGGTGATCAGCACCTCGCCGATGCGGGCCAACCGCGCCAACCTGGCTGCGGGGTTCGTGACCTCGGCGGAGGCCCGCTGGGGCGGTCAGGCTTACGGGCGCCAGGAACTGGACGGCGTGCTGGTGGAGGATCTCCCCGGCGCCCTGTGGCGGCGCGAGGAGCTGGAGGCCTGCCGCATCACGGCGCTGCCCCGGCTGGAGCGGGTGGTGGTGGCGATCGATCCGCCCGCCAGAATTGGCCGCGACGCCTGCGGGCTGGCGGCGGCCGGGCTGTTTGCCGATGGGCCGCTGACGCGCGCGGTGGTGCTGGCGGATGCGAGCGCGCGCGGCCTGAGACCCGAGGAATGGGCGGAACGCGCGGTTGTCCTGGCGCGGCGCTGGGGTGGGGCGGGCGTGGTGGCGGAAGCGAACGAGGGCGGGGAGATGGTGCGCAGCGTGCTGCGCGCGGCCGGGGCGAGCTCCCCGGTGTTGCTGCGTCACGCCAGGGTCGGCAAGCGGGCGCGGGCGGAGCCGGTGCGCGCCTGGTACGCGCAGGGGCGGGTGCTGCACTGGGGCCGCCTGCCGGAACTGGAAGATGAAATGTGCGCGTTCGGCGCGCCGGAATTTCACGGCAGCCCGGACCGGCTGGACGCGCTGGTCTGGGCGCTGAGCGAGCTTTTGGGCGGTCAGGAGCCGCGGGTGCGCCCGCTTTGAAAGAGGTTCTGCATGTTGGATTGGCTTAAGCGGCGCGCACGCGCCGAACGCAAGGGCGCTGCGCCGCTGTGGGCGCTGGCGGGGCTGGGAAGGCCGCATTGGCCCTCGCGCGATCCGGGCGCCTATGCCCGCGAAGGCTATTGCGCCAACGCGGTGGCGTATCGCTGCGTGCGGCTGGTGGCGGAATGCGCCGCAGCCACGCCCTTGCGGGTGGAGCCCGCCGATCATCCCTTGGCCGCCCTGCTGGCAAGGCCGAACCCGGAGCAGACCTGGCTGGAGCTGATCGAGGCGTTTTTCGGGCATTTGCAGGTGAGCGGCAACGCCTATCTGGAGGCGGTCAGCTTCGAGGGAGCGCCCCCGAGGGAGCTGTATGTGCTGCGGCCGGACCGCATGCGCGTGCTGGCGGGTCCGCGCGGTTGGCCGATCGGCTGGGAGCATCAGGCTGGGGCGGAGATCATCCGTTTCGAGCGCGATCCGATCTCCGGGCAGGCGCCGATCCTGCACCTGAAGCTCTTCAACCCGCTCGACGACTGGTACGGCCAGGCGCCGCTGGCCGCCGCCGCGCATGCGGTGGATATCCACAACGCCGGAGGGGCCTGGAACAAGGCCCTGATCGACAATGCGGCCCGGCCCTCGGGCGCGCTGGTGTTCTCCGGCGGGGACAGGCTGAGCGAGGAGCAGTTCGCCCGACTCAAGGCGGAGCTGGAAAGCGCCCATGCGGGGCCGGGCAACGCCGGGCGCCCGCTGTTGCTGGAGGGCGGGCTGGATTGGCGGCCCATGAGCCTCTCCCCGCAGGACATGGACTTCATCGAAGCCCGCCACGCCGCCGCCCGCGAGATTGCGCTGGCCTTCGGGGTGCCGCCGATGCTGCTCGGCATCCCGGGGGACAACACCTACGCCAACTACAAGGAGGCCAACGTCGCCTTCCTGCGCCAGACGGTGCTCCCGCTCGCGCAGAAAACCGCTGCCGCCCTGCAGGCCTGGCTGGGCGAGATGTGGCCGCAGGCAGAAGCCGCACGCGTGGCGCTCGATCTGGAAGCGGTGCCGGGGCTGGCGGCGGAGCGCGACGCCCTGTGGGCGCGCCTTGAGGGGGCGAGCTTCCTCGACCTGCAGGAAAAACGCCGCATGGCCGGCCTGGAGGAGCGTGCATGAAAATGATCAGCTTCGATCCGAAATTCGGCTGGGTGCTGGTGCTGTCGCTCGGCGTGCAGAGCGCGGCCGCGCTGATCTGGGCCGGCCACGCCGTGGCCCGATTGGAGACGGTGGAGCGAAAACTCGAAACCCAGGAGCATCTGGCCGAGCGGCTGGCCACGCTGGAAGCGGAGCTTTCCGCTGCCCGCGCCAGTCTGGAGCGCATCGAACGGCGCCTCGATGCCGATTGAGCTGGCGGGCTACGCCTCGCTGTTCGGCGTGGCCGATCTGGCGGGCGATGTGGTGTTTCGCGGCGCATTCGTGCGCGCGCTGGATGGGCGCGGGGCGCTGCCGATGCTGCTGGATCACGATCCGCGCCTGCCGTGCGGCGTGTGGCGGGAGCTGCGGGAGGATGGGCGCGGCCTGTTCGTCGCGGGTTCGCTTTTGCCCGATCGGCGCGCCGGCGGGCTGGCGCGCCGCCGGCTGGCCGAGGGGCTGGACGGGCTCTCGATCGGCTTCACCCCGCTGGCCTGGCGCAAGCGCGCCGATGGCGGGCGCGACCTGCTGGAAATTCAGCTCTGGGAGGTGTCGCTGGTCGGCGCCCCCATGTTGCCGCAAGCGCGGCTGTCCGCGACCTGTCCGGTCGCTTCCTTGACGGAGTAGTCCCTTGAAAAAAGAAACGAAAATGGCCGCGCCGGCCTCCGGCGGGGATGCGATGGCGCGCGCCTTTGAGGCCTACAGGGAGGCCAACGACGCCCGCCTCGCCGCCCTCGAACAGGGCCGCGGCGATGTGTTGCTCGATGAAAAGGTCGATCGCATCGACCGCGCGCTGGTGGAGCAGAAGGCCGCCATCGAGCGCCTCGCCCTCGCCTCCCGCCGCCCGGCGCTGGCCGCCGATCCGCGCGAGAGCGAGTACAAGTCCGCCTGGGGCGCCTATCTGCGTCGGGGCGATGAAAGCGCGGTGGCCCGCTTCGAGGCCAAAAGCCTCTCCATCGGCGGTGACGCGGGCTTCACCGCCCCGCCGGAGCTGGACCGCATGATCGAGGTGCGCCTGCGCGACGCCTCCCCCATGCGCGGCATCGCCGCGGTGCAGACCACCAGCGCCAATGTATTCAAGAAGCCGGTCGCCACCGCCTTTTCCGGCTCCAACTGGGTTTCCGAAACCGCCGCGCGCCCGGAAACCGCCACACCCACCCTCGCGGTGCTCGATTTCCCCACCGCCGAGCTCTACGCCAACCTCGCCGCCACTCAGGCGCTGCTCGAAGACGCCTACATCAACATCGAGGAGTGGATCGCGGGAGAGGTGGAGCAGGCCTTTTCCGCCCAGGAGCGCCTTGCCTTCGTCGATGGCGATGGCAGCAACAAGCCCAAAGGCTTCCTGCGCTACACCACCGTTGCGGACGCCAGCCACGCCTGGGACAAGATCGGCTACATCGCCACCGGCGTGGCGGGCGGCTTTGCGGCCGCCAACCCGGTGGACAAGCTGCTTGACCTCGCCTTCGCGCCAAAGGCGCAGTTCCGCCAGAACGCCCGCTTCGTGCTGAACCGCAAGACGCTGGCGGCCATCCGCAAGCTGAAGGACGGTGCGGGGAACTACATCTGGCAGCCCAGCGAGGGCGGCGCGGGCTCCACCATCCTGGGCTATCCGGTCACCGAGATCGAGGAGATGCCGGACATCGGGACGGACAAGTTCGCCGTCGCCTTCGGGGATTTCCAGCGCGGCTATCTGATCGTGGACCGCGCCGGCGTGCGGGTGCTGCGCGACCCCTTCTCCGCCAAGCCCTACGTGCTGTTCTACGTCACCAAGCGCGTCGGCGGCGGGGTGCAGAACTTCGATGCGATCAAGCTGCTGAAGTTCGGCGTCAGCTGATGGCAGTGGAGGTGTTGGAAGGTCCCGCGGGCGAGCCTGTCTCGCTCGCGGAGGCCAAGCTGTATCTCCGCGTCGAGCACGACGCAGAGGACAGCCTCATCGCCGCGTTGATGCAGGCCGCGCGCGAGGCGGTGGAGCGGCTGACCGGGCGGGCTTTCATCACCCGACGCCTGCGCGAACGGCTGCGGGCGGAAGAGGTGCGGGCCGGGCGGTTGCGACTCGCCTTTTCCCCGTTGCGGACGCTGGAGCGGGTGGAGCTGAACGGGGCCCCGATCGCAGCCGCCAGCGAGGCCGAGCCCGCCGTGCTGGTGTTTGCGGCCGCGCCGCCGCCTGGGGAGCTGGTGGTGGAATACGCCGCCGGCTACGGCCCGCCGGGCGAGGCCCCCGCCATGCTCAAGGACGCCGTGCTGGCGGTGCTGGCCAAGGCGTATGACGCCCGTGAGGGGGTGGACGCGCAAAGCCAGCCGGCGCTACGGCTCTTTCAGGAGCCGCGGCTTTGAGCGCGGCCGGCCATGACGCCCGGCTCTTGCTGGAGAAGCCCGCCGCCTCCCTCGATGCGCTCGGCGCGCCGCAGGGGTTCGAGCCCGCCGGGGAGGTCTGGGGCCGGGTGGAGCCGTTGGCCCCGGCAACGGGCGGCGAGCCGCAACCGGGCCAGGGCGTGGCGCGCCTGCGCGTGCGCATCCGCTCCGCCGTGCTGCTGGCCCCAGGCTGGCGCGTGCGGCTTTCGGGCCGGGCCTACCGGGTGGTGAGCCTCTCGCCCGCCCTGCCCCGCCAGATCGAACGAACCCTCGATTGCGAGGAGGAACCCTGATGACCACGCTTGCTCCGCCGCCCCCTGCGGCATCGCCCGAGCGCGCGCTGCTGGCGGCGTTGCGCACCCTGATCCTCGCCGATCCGGCCTGCGCCGCCCTGCTGCACGGGCGGGTGTATGACGAGATACCGCCCGCGCCGGTGTTTCCCCTGGTGCAGCTGGGGGAGCTGCGGTCCACCCCCGCCGACAGCGCTGGCCGCACCGCCCTCGAACACGGCGTTTCCGTGCATGTGTGGTCGCGCGGGCCGGGCCGGGAGGAGGCCGCCGCGCTGCTGGCCGCGCTGCGCGTTGCGCTGCACGACGCCGCCCCGCCCGTGCAGGGGCGCCGCCTGGTGCTGCTTCTGGCGGGCTTCTGCGATCTGTTCCGCCGTGACGGGCGGCTGCTGCATGGCGTGCTGCGCCTGCGCGCGATTAGCGAACCCTTGGAGGATTGAGCCATGGCCGGACAAAAAGGCCGCGACGTGCTGATCAAGATCGCCGACCCGATCACCCCGGGCGTGTTCACCACCGTGGCCGGGCTGCGCGCCAGGACCATCTCCCTGAACGCCCGCACCGTGGACGCCACCAGCGCCGAAAGCCCGGAAGGCTGGCGGGAGCTGCTGGGCGGGGCGGGCGTGAAAAGCGCCAGCGTTTCCGGCGCCGGCGTGTTCAAGGACGCCGCTTCCGACGCCCTGCTGCGCGCGGCGTTCTTCGCGCAGGTGGTCACGCAGTTTCAGCTGATCCTGCCGGATTTCGGGCGCCTGGAGGGGCCGTTTCTGGTCGAGGCGCTGGACTACTCCGGCGATCACGATGGGGAGGCGGCGTTTTCGCTGACGCTTTCCTCGGCCGGCGCCATCGGGTTCGTGGCCACATGAGCGCGCTGGTCAACGCCGCGCGCGGAGAGGTGGCGCTGGTCATCAATGGCGCCCCGCGCACGCTGTGCCTCACGCTTGGCGCGCTGGCCAAGCTTGAAGCGGCTTTCGATGTCGCCTCGCTGGAGGAGCTGGCGGAGCGGCTGGTCAGGCTTTCCGCCGCCGATTGTCTGGTGGTGCTGGAGGCGCTGCTGGAAGGCGGCGGCGCGGCCATCGCCGGGCCGGATCTGGCGCACGCGCGCATTGATGTGAAGGCCGCCGCCGTTGCCATCGGCGAAGCCTTCCGGCTGGCGCTGGAATGACGCCCGGCGCCCGCTGGGCGGCTTGGCTGCAGGCGGGCCAGCGGCTGGGCCTGCGCCCTGCGGATTTCTGGCGCCTCAGCCTGCGTGAGTTCCGCGCCCTCACCGAGTCCGCCGCCGAGGGCGTGCTTTCCCGAACCGAGTTTCAGGCGCTCGCCGCCGCATTTCCGGATGTTCCGCCATGACCACCAACGCCGATGTCTCCGCCGGCCTGCGCGCCGGCCTTGCCGATGCCGAAAGCGCGCTCTCGGCCTTCGCCGCCGGTCCCGCCAGGGATAGCGCCGAGGCCGTGGCCCGGGCCTTCGATCAGGCCGGCGCCCGCATCGGGAGCGCGCTGGGCAAGGCTGCGGCGGGGGGCAAGCTTTCCTTCCGGGGGCTGGTGCAGAGCCTGGTGTCCGACCTCTCGCGCCTTGCATTGCAATCCCTGTTCGGCGGCGGCCGGGGGGGTGGGCTTGGCGCGGCGCTGGGCGGAGCGGTGAGCCGCTTGCCGTTCTTCGGGGCCCGCGCCGCTGGCGGCGCAGTGAACCCCGGCGGGGCGTTCCTGGTGGGCGAGCGCGGACCGGAGCTGTTCACGCCGGGCCAGTCCGGTTCGATCGCCCCGCTCGGCGGGGGAATGACCATCCACCTGCACATCAACGGCGCCGCCGACGCGGAGAGCTTTCGCCAATCGCAAGGCCAGATCGCCGCCGCCGTCGCGCGCGCGGCCGCTTATGGAAGGCGCAATCTATGAGCTTTCACGAAGTTTCTCTGCCCCTGGCGTTGGCTTTGGGCGCGAGCGGCGGGCCGACCCGCCGCACGGATGTGGCCGCCCTCGCCTCCGGGCGGGAGGCGCGCAGCACGCCGTGGGCGCATTCGCGCCGACGCTACGATCTGGGCGGGGCGGTGCGCACGCTCGATCAGCTGCACGCGTTGATCGCTTTTTTCGAGGCCCGGCGCGGGCGCCTGCATGGTTTCCGCTTCCGCGATCCGCTGGACTGGCGCTCCGGCCCGCCTTCGCGCGCGCCCACGCCGCTTGACCAGCCCTTGCAGGCCGATCCGGCCGATCCGCGCCGCTATCAGCTGGTCAAGCGCTACGGTGACGCGGCGGACGCCTACCTGCGCCCGATCCGCAAGCCTGTGGCCGGGTCAGTTCGCATCGCGGTGGGCGGCGTGGAAGCCACAGCCTGGAGCGTGGAGGCGGCCAGCGGCGTGGTGACGCTGGCGCAGGCCCCCGCGGCCGGAGCAGCCGTCACCGCCGGGTTCGCCTTCGATACGCCCGTGCGCTTCGATTCCGACCGGCTGGATATCGCCCTCGACGGTTTCGGGGCCGGCCGGGCCGTTTCCATCCCCCTCATCGAACTCCTGGTCTGATCCCCATGCGCGATATTCCGCCCACGCTCGCCGCCGCCCTGGCGGAAGAAACCGCCTTCCTGGCGCACCTGTGGCTGTTCACCCGCCGCGATGGGCGGGCGTTCGGCTTCACCGATCACGATGAAGCGCTGCTGGTGGATGCGCAGGTGTTCTCTTCGGTGGAGGGCCTGGAGGGTTTGCGCATTGAAAAGAGCACCGGGCTGGCGGTGGATTCAAGCGGCGTGGAAGGCGTGCTGAGCAGCGAAGCCGTAACGGATGCGGATTTGGCCGCCGGCTTGTGGGATGGCGCCCGCTGCGAAGTGTGGCGCTGCGACTGGCGCAACCCGGAAGCGCGCGTGCATCTGTTCGCCGGGCAGGTGGGAGAGGTGCGGCGCGGGCCGCAGGGCTTCTCCGCGGAGCTGCGCGGATTGCAGGCCATGCTCAATGCGCCGGTCGGGCGGGTCTACGCCCGCACCTGCGATGCGGAACTGGGCGATCGGCGCTGCGGGGTCGATCTCGCGGCGCCGGGACGGACCCATTCGGGCGTAGTTTCCGCCGTGCTTGGCGGGCGCAGTTTTGAGGCTGCGGGTCTGGAACAGGCCCCGGCCGGCTGGTTTGCCGCCGGGCGGCTGGTTTGGGCGCACGGCGAAACCAGCCGCGTGCTGAGCCATGCAGCAGGCCCGCCCCCGCTGCTGGAGCTGGCGGCCGCGCCTGCCCGGTTGCGCGAGGGAGACGCCTTCCAGGTGTTCGTCGGCTGCGACCGGCGCCTGGAGACGTGTCGCGACCGCTTCGCCAACGTGCTGAACTTTCGCGGTTTTCCTCACATGCCCGGGCCCGATGCGGTGATCGCCGCCGCTGGCGGACCGGTGCGGGGCGCTTTGTGAGCCTGCGCGCTGCGGTGGTGGCCGAAGCGCGCACCTGGATCGGCACGCCCTACCGGCATCAGGCCAGCCTGAAGGGGCACGGTTGCGACTGCCTCGGTCTGGTGCGCGGGGTGTGGCGCGCCGTGCGCGGGCCGGAGCCGGAGCAGCCCCCGCCCTACACGCCCGACTGGGCCGAGCGCGGCGGTGCAGAAGCGCTGCTGCTGGCCGCCCGGCGCTGGCTGGTTCCGCAAGCGGGGCCGCCCCGGCCCGGCGACGTGCTGCTGTTCCGCATGGGGCCGGAGGCGCCGGCCAAGCACTGCGCCATCCTCTCCGAAACCCACACCCTCCTGCATGCCTATTGGGGCCGTGCGGTGGTGGAAAGCCGCTTTGCGCCCTGGTGGCGCGACCGGCTGGCCGCCGTCTTCGCCTTTCCCGGAGCCGAACCATGGGAAGTCTGATCATCAGCACGTTGAACGCGGCCGGGCCTGCCCTGCTGCGCGGCGGCGTGCAGCTTGCGGCCAGCGCGGCTTCAACCTTGCTCGCGCGCGGCGGCGGCGGGCGCGGCCCGCGCCTGAGCGAGCTGCATGTGCAGGGATCCAGCGAGGGCGCGCCGATCCCGCTGCTGTTCGGGCGGGCGCGGCTGGCCGGGCAGGTGATCTGGGCTGCGCCGTTCAGGCAGCAGGACGGGCGGGGCGGCAAAACGCCCACGCAAGGGCGCTACACGGTTTCCTTCGCGGTCGGGCTGTGCGAAGGGCCGGTGGCGCGGCTGGAGCGCGCCTGGGCCAACGGCCGCCCGCTCGATTTGGCCGGCTTCTCCTGGCGCTTGCACAAGGGCGAGGAGGGCCAGCTCCCCGACCCGCTGATCGAGGCGCAGGAGGGCGCGGATGCGCCGGCCTATCGCGGGCTGGCCTATGTGGTGTTCGAGGATTTCCCGCTGGACGAGTTCGGGGCCTCTCTGCCGCAGTTGTCGTTCGAGATCTCGCGGGGCGCCATCGCCAATCCGCTGCTGGAGCGCCGGGCGCAGGGCGTTTGCCTGATTCCGGGTGCTGGCGAGTTCGTGTATGCTGATCGGGCTGTGCGTCGCGTGCGGGTCGCGGGGGCCACGGCGATGGAAAACGCGCATCTGGAAGCGGGCCGCGCGGATCTGCTGGTCAGCCTCGACCAGTTGCAGCAGGACCTGCCCAACGTGCGCTCCGTGTTGCTGGTGCTGGGCTGGTTCGGCTCGGACCTGCGGGCAGGCGCCTGCGAGATCCGCCCCAAGGTGGATAACGCCGGGAAGCAGACCCTCCCGCTGCAATGGCGCGTGGCGGGGCTGGAGCGGGGCCAGGCGGCGGTGGTCAGCCTTGCGGCCGGCGCCCCTGCCTATGGCGGCACCCCAGGCGATGAAACCGTGCTCGCCGCGATCGCGGCGCTGAAGCGGCGCGGCCTGAAGGTGGGGCTGTACCCCTTCCTGTTCATGGATATTCCGGCTGGAAACGGCCTGCCCGATCCGCATGGCGGCGGTGAACAGGCGGCCTACCCCTGGCGCGGGCGCATCCGGCCGGCGGCCGCGGACGGCGCAGCCGCAGTCGGCGCGGAGATCACGCAGTTCTTCGGGACGGCGCAAGCGAGCGATTTCGACGCCGCTGGCGCCTATCAGGGGCCGCCGGAGTGGCGCTATCGCCGCTTTGTGCTGCACTATGCCGCGCTGGCCCGCGCGGCGGGCGGGGTGGACAGCTTCGTGCTCGGTTCGGAGCTGCGCGGCCTGACCACCGCTTTTGACGCGGCCGGCGCCTATCCGGCCGTGGCGCAACTGCGCAGCCTCGCCGGCGCGTGCCGCGCGCTGCTTGGCCCCGCCGCGACCCTCACGTACGCCGCCGATTGGAGTGAGTACGGCGCGCATCAGCCCGCCCCGGGCGCGCTGCGATTCCCGCTTGATCCGCTGTGGGCCGATCCGGCCCTGGATGCGGTCGGCATCGACTGGTACCCGCCGCTCAGCGACTGGCGCGAGGGCGGCGGCCATCTCGACGTCGCCGCGAGCCCCGACGGGCGCGACCTCGCCTACCTGCAGAGCCGCATCGAAGGCGGCGAGGCGTTCGACTGGTTCTACGCCAGCGAGGCCGACCGGCGCGCGCAACACCGCACCCCGATCACGGATGGCGCCCACGGCAAGCCGTGGGTCCATCGCGCCAAGGACCTGCGCGGCTGGTGGAGCAATCCCCACTTTGAGCGCGTGAACGGCGCGGAGCTGGCGGCGCCCACCGCCTGGACGCCGCAAGCCAAGCCGATCTGGCTGATCGAACTCGGCTGTCCGGCCATCGACAAGGGCGCCAACCAGCCCAACCTGTTCCTTGATCCCAAAAGCGCGCAAAGCGCGCCGCCTTTCGCCTCCACCGGCGCGCCGGACGATCTGATCCAGCGGCGCACGCTGGAAGCCTATCTGGATTACTGGGCGCCGGAGCACGGCCGCAATCCGATCTCCGGCGTCTATGGAGGGCCGATGGTCGCTCCCGATGGCGTGCACCTGTGGTGCTGGGACGCCAGGCCCTTCCCCGCCTTCCCCGCCCGCGCCGATCTGTGGGCTGACGGACCCGCCTGGCGGCGCGGCCACTGGCTGAACGGGCGGGCCGGCTCCAGCGAACTGGCGGGCGTGATCGCGGAGTTGTGCGCGCGGGCCGGGCTTTCCGGGGTGGATGCGGCGGGCGTGCGGGGTGTGCTTTCGGGGTGTGTGGTGGATGGCCCCGCCAGCGCACGGGAAGCCCTGGAACCACTGCTGACGGCGTTTGATGTGCGGGTCGTGGAAAGCGGCGGGCGCATCGTGTTCCGTCATGCCGCCGCCGGCGAAACCGTGCTGGACGAGGGCGCCTTGATCGACGCCCCGGAGCTGGAGCGCGCAGACAGCGCAGCCCCGGTCGCCCGGCTGGATGTGACGTTTCTCGATGCGGCGGGGGAATATCGCCTCGGCGTGGTTTCCGCCCTTTCGGGCGCACCGCAGGCGGTGGAGGTGGAGCGGGTGGATCTGCCCATCGTGCTGGAGCAGAGCCTCGCGCGCGGCATCGCCGAGGGGTTGCTGGCGCGGCGGCTGGAGGGCCGCGAGCGCGTCCGGCTGCGGCTTGCGCCGCAGCTGCTGGCGCTGGAGCCGGGCGACCGGGCGATGCCGCTGGGCGCGGCCTACGAGATCGAGGCGATCGAGGAAGGAACGGAGCGGGCGCTGCGGTTGCGGCGCGCTTCCGCCGGGACTGCGCGGGTGCTGGCGGCGGAGCCGCCCGCGCCGCCGCGCCCGGAAGTGTTTTCGCCGCCGCACTGCTTCGTGCTGGACCTGCCGCCGCTGCCGGGGGCGGAGGAGGGCGATGCGCGCCCCCTGGCCGCCGCGTTCGCCGATCCCTGGGGCGGGCTGCTGGAGGTCTACGCCGGCGCGGAGGAGGCGTTGCTGCGTCCGCGCGGGGAGCTGGTGCAGCCCGCCCGCATCGCGCGGCTGGAATGGGCGCTTTATCCGGGGCCGGTGGGCCGCTGGGACGACGGCGCCGACATCGAGGCCGCCTTCCTGGGCGATCCGCTCGACAGCGTATCCGATGCGGCGTTGCTGGAAGGGACCAACCGCTGCGCGGTGATCGCCCCGGACGGCGCGGTGGAGATCGTGCAGATCGCCCGCGCCGAGCTGGCGGGGCCGGGCCGCTATCGGTTGCGCCGCTTCCTGCGCGGGCTGGGCGGGGGGGAAGCCCGCTTCGCGCCTGCAGGGTCCTGGCTGGTGGTGTTGGACGGGCGGCTCGCGCGCGTCGGGCTGGAGCCGGAGGAACGGGGCGCGGATCTGCTCTGGCGTTTCCAGTGGCGGCGCAGCAGCGATCCCGGGGCCCGCACCGGCCTGTCCCGGCGGCTGGACGCGGCGTGGGCGCGCCCGTTTGCGCCCGCGCAGGTGCGCGTTGCACGGCTGGCCGGCGGAGATGTGCTGTGCAGCTGGGTGCGGCAGGCGCGGCTTGGCGGCGACGGCTGGGGCCAGATCGAACCGCCGCTGGGGGAGGAGCGAGAGGCCTACGCCGTCACGGTGCTGCTGGGCGCGCAGGTGTTGCGGCGCTGGGAGGTGACGCAGCCGCAGGTGGTGTACACCGCCGCAGAGCAGCAGGCCGATGGCGCGCAGGGCGCGCTGCGCTTCCGAATTGCACAAATATCAGCCAGCGCTGGCGAGGGAGCGGGCGCCGAATCGGGCTTCAGCATATAG